ATCTGATACCACTAATGGCGCTCTGGCCGGTGCAATGTACACTTATACTGATAGTGGAAAAGCATTTCAACACATTCATTCTGGTACGCCATTATTTACAATACTAAGTGGTGGTAATGTTGGTATAGGTTCAACTGCTCCGGCTAATAAGTTACAAGTGGTTGGAGATATAGGATTTAGTGGCGGTACAAGCACCAGAATGTTGGTGTCTTATACAAATTTAACAGATAATGAAGATTGGTCAAATAGTCCAATAAGCATAAGAGAAAGAGACTTGGTAGGAAATGCTCAATCAGCTGATAAGTATGGTCCTAATATTAATTTCCACTGGGCAAACAGAGTTTCTAACAGTCTCTGGATGAATTTAAATGGTATATTAAATTGGGGTGACTATAGTGCATCTGGTATACCAGCTGCGGATGGCATATTTAGACTTGCAAGTTTACAAGCATCAGCAAACATAGGTATTGGTACAACTGCACCAGGTGCATTATTAAATATTCGTGCTTCTGCGCCAACTAGCGCTGGAACAGTTACAACTGGCACAAATTTGCTAATTGATTCTAATACAAGCAATTATATAACTTTCAGAAATACAGCAGATAATGGAACTTATGCTGGTCTAACATTCTTGGATAACAATACTGGAGGTTACATAGTATTCAGAAATTATACAGGTGATGTTGTAGCTGGATCTGATAGTATGATATATGGTACATATCAAGACCATATATTCCAAAATGGTTCAAGTGAAACCATTAATGGTAAAACAGAAACCATGCGTATAAAAGGCAATGGTAACGTTGGTATTGGTACAAATAATCCAACTGCTAAATTACACATTGTTCAAGGTAATTCTGGTGGTGTAGCAGCAATTCTTCTTTCAACTGATGAAAGCACAATTCAAGGTCCAAGTGCTAATACACAAATCAGAATGGGAAGTAATTTGGTATTAAATGCGTCAAATGTAATGCCTTTTAATGTCAATGGTAGTGAAACAATGCGTATTATTAATAATGGCAATGTTGGTATAGGCACAACGAGTCCCGGATATAAATTGCAAGTAAGCGGAACAGCATTAGCTACAACAGTTACAGATGGGTCTATAAGTTTAAATGGAGGCGATTTGCTATTTGCGGCAGATGGCGGAGGGAATGGTTTCCAATTTGATTACTATAATACAAAAATGTATATAGGTAACAATGCTGGAAGTACTTGGTACATGGGAATTCAAGATGACGGTAACGTAGGTATAGGTACAACAAGCCCTAGTGTTAAATTAACTGTATCAGGAGACGTTACGGATTCAGATGTCGGTCAATTTAGAGCAGTTGGATCTACTTCAGCAGCTAAAATGATAAATGTTGGATATCATACAACCAATAATTATGGTTTTATATCTGCATTAATAGCTGGAACAGGATACTCTGCATTATCTTTGCAGCCTAATGGAGGTAATGTTGGTATAGGAACAACAAGCCCAACCGCTAAATTCCAAGTTGGTACACATTCTATAGGTGATGCTGGTAATGGAGATAATAGTGCGAATGTAAGAATTGGTGCAGCAAGTGCGGGATCAAGAGTATATGGCATGACATTAGCCAATACTGCTACAGCTACACTTAGTAATGAATCTGCACTATCTTTTATAGTAGCTGGCAATTATTCAGCAACTGGTATAATAAGTGCAGTATTACGAAACACCGGTAACGCAGCAACCGATCTTATCTTTACAAATTACAGTGGTGGTTTACAAGAAAGAATGCGTATTTTATACGATGGTAATGTTGGTATAGGTACAAGTAGCCCTAAACAAAAATTAGATGTTAGTGGGGCTGGTGGAAAAATAGCTATTACAAATACAGGTACTACTGATTATTCTGAACTTGTATTTTATGAAGGTAATTCTGTAAAAGCTGATATTTGGGTAAACGGATCTGCACAAGCAACTTATGCAGGTGTAAATTCAATGAATATCTGGCAAGGTTCTAATGCCCCTATAGCATTTTATACCAACGGAACAAATGAAAAAATGCGTATTGCTGCTGATGGTAATGTTGGTATAGGTACAACAAGTCCCACTACAAAATTAGCCGTAAGTAATGGTACAACTATTGCGCAAGTTAATCCATATGATGGTGTAGCTTATTTTGGTACAGTTAATAGCTACCCGATGGCACTATCAGTAAATAGTAGTGAAAAAGTTAGAATTACAAATGATGGCAATGTTGGCATAGGTACAACAATTCCCCTTTATAAATTGGATGTAAATGGTTCAGTCAATGCTAATAATATTAGAACTACTACTCAAATAGGCGGGACTACCGGTACAATCCAGTCTCTTGTCACTCCGGGCATATATTCAAACGGATCTTCTACTGGAAATGCAATTGCTATAAGTAGTAATACTACATTTGCAAATCAAGGCGCATGGGCCAATTTAGGATTACATCAAACAACAGCTAATGCAAATGATCTAACAGCAAAAGTTTATCTGGCTATTGGAGGATGGTATCAAAATAGCGGAACTGGTCTTCCTGTTTATATCGGAGGTGGATATACATCAAACTCTTCTTCAGTTCTATCGGTAGTTCCTTCTGATACGGCTGGAAATGGAAACGTTGGTATAGGTACAACAAGCCCAACACAAAGATTACATGTTTTAATGACAGGTGGAAGTACAACCGCTCCTAACATAGTTGCAACATTTCAAGCTAATACTGCGACAACAATATTAGCCGGTGGTGGTACAGCAATAAAATTTGTTGGTGTTAGTAGTGGTGGTAATTTACAAAATTATGATCAAGGTATGATATCTACCTTGGGATATGCTGATAATAATCGACATGGTATGCAATTTTGGGTAAAACCAAATGCTAGTACCGTTTTAACTGTCGGACAAACTATAGATAGTAATGGTAATTTAGGTATTGGTACAACTAGTCCCGCCGCTAAATTACATATAGAAGGTAATGATATAAGACTAAATACTGAAGGAAGTTATGCTGAAAAATCTTTGTATTTTAGATATTCAGATAATGCAAAAATAATGTCAGATAGTTATTTGACATTTCTTACAAGCGGCACACCTGCTGAAAGAATGCGTATTACCAGTGTTGGTAATGTGGGTATAGGTACAACTACAGTAAGAGGATTGTTACATGTAAGTGGTGATATTATAAGAGATACAAATCTACCATATTCATGGGGTACATCTGCTCCGCACAGAACATTTGCGGGTGCGTATAGTTACGCAAATGGTGGAGTAAATGGTGTGGCTAGATATCTGTTGTTATGGCCACAAATTACAAATGTTAACGGACAAAATGGTAGATTTGTAAATGCAAGATTGGTTGTATCCAGAGGAGCAACTCATGCTTATAATGATACTACAATAGGAGATGTAGTTGCATCCGCTGGATATAATTCTTCAGCAAACGTATATGCTTATACACCAATAGTTGGAGAAAAACTTTATTTTTATAATATCGTATATAATAGTGTAACTTATTTAGCTATATCATTGCCAATTAGTGATTATCGCTGGGAATTAACTGGACACTATGGTATAGAAGAAATCGCATATTATAGTCCAACATTCGTATATGCAAATACTAGTGGTGTTGGTACCATAACACAATTAACAGATTATACAAATGAATCTTTAGCAATTTATAATAAAGGTGGCAATATTGGTATTGGTACAACAAGCCCTTTCGGAACAGCTGCTAATAGAACTGTGCTTTCTGTTAATGGAACTACAGATGTTTCATTAAATATAGGTTCCGGTGGTTCACAAAGAGCGTATTTATATGGCGTATCATCATATGCTGAATTAGGTACCATTGGTAGTTTGCCTTTAACTTTTGCGCCTAATAATAGTGAAAAAATGCGTCTTACTAGTGATGGTAATTTAGGTATAGGTACAACAAGTCCTTCGCAAAAATTAGATGTAAATGGCACAATAAAAGCAACTTCTTATATTGGAGATTTCACTGGAAGATTAGTTAGAACAAGCACTACTCAAACAATCACAGGAAATAGTGCTTTAACAATAGATGTTGCTGCGGCATATATACATGTCATAACCGTGGCAGCATCAGGAGGTATATTTGGAATATCAAGCGTAACATATAATAATAGAAAAGCTAACCCAGAAGTAGATGAAATCATATTGATTTTTAAATGGCCAGCAAGCGGATCTGGATCGATAAATATTTCTAATACAATTGGCGACATACCTTTTAACTATGGCAAAGCCACAGTGACTCGTCTGACATCTTACAAAGGAACGTCAGGCTTTTGGATTGCAGAAACAGTTGCCTCAAATATAGACTATACAAATTTATAAAATTTTTACAGTTTGTTGTAATTCTAAAATTTAATTCTGATGGAGCTATTCTTGTGTAATTAAAGTATATGAAGGTTGTTGATATAGCCCAAGAGATTTACTTTGACTTAAATAGTCCAAGTGATTTAAGTATTGCTGCCTTATCTTATTGGCTAAGATCTAATGTTGGCAAATTGAATAGTTTAGTTTTTGGAAACTTTTCCATTGACGCAAGCTATGAGATAGTTGATGGAGATAATAATAATGAAGAGATAGATATTAATGCTGCCGCCATCTTGAAAAAGATGTACATGATAAATAGATATGCTGTTATTCTAAGATCAAAATTAACAGACCTTGGCACAGATGATGTTATAGAAGTAAAAGATCAAGACACTTCAGTAAGAAGAACAGATAAAAATCAAACAATTCGAAGCATAACAGCAGAAAAGAAACAAGAAGAGGACGAATTAAGATATCTAATAAATGCTTATAGAGCTAAAAAATCTGCTCCAAAACAAGTTGTTGGAGACGACATTATACCTGGAAAATATCCAGAGTATAATCCGTCATTTACTTACAGCAGAACTTACGGCTATACAGCTTTTTAAAAAAAGTCTTCGCCGCTGTCTTTCTCTAGCTTTTCTATCTGAGAAATTTCGTAAGAGATGCGCTTTTTTAAAGCGTCAAGTTCAAGCAAGATTTTTTTGGCTTGCTTTTCAGACTTGCATTTTGTTAGTTTCTCCAGAAGCCTATCTGCTTCAGCAGAGTAAAAGTCGCAAGATTTTGAAATAAGATCTATGTCTTTCATAAAAGAAACGGGGGAGCTTTCGCTCCCCCTTGCAATTCATCGAGTCTTGCGAGATGCTCGCTTGGCCATTGTCATGGTCTGCGGATCTGCTTGATTTGCGAAACCAAAAGCGCTCTTAGCGATTCGCTTAGAATCAGAGCGGTATTGATTAATACGCACCAAACGCTCCACGTTGGTAACCGTTAGGCGACCATTACCAGACTCTTGAATTGTTACTGTATATGTCTTGCTCATAGCAAGAGTAATATGGTCTAGATTTTCCTATAGGCAAATTATTTTATAGGAATAACGTTTACTTTTTCTTGCTCTTTTTTAGGAACAGTGATTTTTAAAACTCCATCTTCAAGACAAGCAATAGACTCTGAAACTACAGCAGAATTTGGCAACTTATACTCTGCTGAAAACGGAGTCCTCTTGTTTCCTTGCTTTGGAGAAACAGTAACGCAAATAATGTTTCCTTTGGAAGTAACAGTTACTTCGTTCTTTGAAAAGCCCGGAACATCAAGTTCTAGAATGAATGACGTTTCCGTTTCTTTCCACATGTCTAATGTTAGATAGCTGTTTAGTTCTTTTTTCAATTGAGCTGGTGTCTTAAGTGTGTAGTACATAGGCGTCTCACTAAAGCAATGACCGTGCCGCTATATTTTCTTTAGATTTTCTAAGCTTTTTCGAAGCTTTTGAGACTTGCTGGGATTTTTTGTCTCACTGATTGTGTCGATGATGAGACGAAATAACTCTTCAACTGAAGCCTTGGAAAAATGGCTATTCTCAGGAGCAATAGGGGAGGTGTCTTGCCATTCAATAATAAAGTCCGCAAGCTCTTCTAGCTTAGGGGTGTGGTAAGCTTCTTCGCTATTAACTGGAATAGAATAAAACTTTGCATGATTAAAGAGTTCGTGTATTTGATATTTCTTGACATGGATTAAAATTCCTTTATTCTTTTTAATCCAAGCTACCTCGTCATTTTCGTATTCGGCATGTCGGATATCTGGAATGCAAATTATTCTATCAGTTTTAGCTTTGGGCAAAGCCTTTATTTTTTTATCTAGCTTATTTACCCAATGGGTGCCTTTAGACTCTTCGCGCTTCACCTTAGCATAAAAAACCAAGAAGTCTCTAATTACAGCCTTCTCTGTTCTTGAGCATGCAACTGGATTTATGTTATACATAGACAACAAAGTTTCTCGGCACTCTTCCTTTAGCTCGTCTGCCAAAGCCATGCGCTCAAATTCAAAGCCTTTGCTTTCGAATAACTCTCTAAGCATATTACATAAAGAGTCTTTGCCGTCTCCTGCTAGTCCTGATATTCCTATGATTTTTTTCATTTGATAAATAAATTCCAGTCTATATGATTGTTAAAATTGATATAATTATAAGCTAAAATTGGCTTCATTTCTTTTGGCTCTTTTATTAGTTTAAGGCCAGCCTCTTCTGGGGTTTTGTTTCCTTTTTTGGAGTTTATTTCTTTATGGCAAAGTACCATATTCTCCCAAGTGTTTGGGCCTCCTCTAGATTTTGGAAAAGGGTGGTCTATGTTTGCCTCTTCTGGCTTTAATTTTTTGCCGCTATATTGGCAAATTCCTTTGTCTCTTAGCCAGATGTTATTTTTTGTTGGGCGAAATCTCTTTATAGGAACATCAGAATATCTAGAAGAAACAATAATAGTTGGGACTCTAATTGCTAATTTACTAGTCCTGATTTCTAGATCACATTGACGAATAGGAAGCTGAATCCAGTCTTCCCATTTTAAGGTTTGGATTTCTTGCACCTCATTGAAATCAAATGATTCATCTGCTTTTTGTTTATAGATAATATTTAAAGCAGAGCAGTGAGGGCTAACAAGTTCATTGAACGCTTCTCTAACAGATTTAACCCCAATGGGTTGCCAGAGCTTGTTCAAGCAAAGGCATATGATTTTATCCTCTATCCCCATTTAATAATGAAGCATCTTAATGAAATAAAGTCAAGATTTTTTTGAAATTTTAAAGGCGCTCTTTACAATAAAGAGTATGCCAAAGACAAACAAGAATACAAAGAAGAAGCCAGCCCCGAAGGCGGCAGCTAAGAAGACGCCAACTACCGGATCAGCAGGGTCAGCGGGATCTGCGGGATCTAAGGGTTCGGCTGGATCAGCAGGAAAGACTAAGAAGTGAAATCAAAGGCGCAATAAAATGCGCCTCTTTTTTTAATAAATTATAAAAGACTCGTCCATAGAGTCTTCCCAATCAAGAGACTCAGAAGCCTTAGCTTTTCTCTTGAATTGGCTATAGCAAACAGCAATGCGCTGTTTTTGGTCAGGAAATTCCTTTAGCATTGATGAATCTCCAGCGCATCTACTCACAAACTCTTTTTGTTTTTCGGTTTTTTTAGGACTCATTAGTGGCATATAGAAAATATTACACTTAATCTACAGACCTTATATTAAAAATATCTACAGTCACCAAAGTCTCGCCGTTAGAAACAAGAAAAGTGTCCTCGTCTTTAACGTCTACAACTTCACCAACCCATTCGAAATCGCTATCTAAGATCTTAATTGTTTTTCCAATCAGTCTTCTATTAGCTTGAATTTTTGCGTCGTTCATTTTAGTTTAATTTTTTTATCACTCTTTGTTATTATCCTTCTTGCAGTCACAATCAACTACTGAAGTGTAGCAAAAATTAAGAAACTTTTGAAGTTGCTCGCTCTTTATTATCTCCTCAGGATGAGCGGCCAAAAGCTTACAGAATTGAAATACGTCTTTTATTTCAAGCGCTCTTTCCATAAATTAAAATCTTATACATAAGCAAGTAAAACCCATAAACAGCCAAGGGATTCTGTCTCCCTAAACTAACCGCTAAGCAACACCAAAATCCAAAACAATATGGACATGACATTAACCTAGTAATAAAATTATTGTTTCTTGTCTTTAAAAAATCAAAATAATTTACACCTGTTCCGTTAGAAAGCTTAAAACAAAAGTACTCCTCAAGTTTCAATAGCCTATTTAGCTTGAAAAGCTTGCAATACTCAACGAGAGCTTCGGTATGATACAGGACATAAATCACTGCCGTTACCATTGAAGCCAAGCAAAGACTAGCCTGAATGTCCATATCCCTTATCTCCTCTCTTGGTTTCGGCAAGGTTTTCAGACTTTATCCAGTTAATATCGTGGCACTTTTCGATAATAATCTGAGCAATCTTGTCTCCTTTGTTTACCTCAAAGTCAATATTTAAATCTGTATTTAAAAGAATCACTCCAATGTCTCCTCTATAGTCAGCATCTATTACACCTGCCATTACATCTATGCCGCTCTTGTATGCCAATCCAGAGCGCGGAGCAATCCTTCCATAGAAGCCAATTGGAATTGCTAACGAGATATTGGTTTTAATTAGCTTTCTTGATTGCCTAGAGACCGTTACGGTTTCTGCGGCATACAGATCGTATCCAGCAGAAGAGCCAGTAGCCTTTGTTGGCAAAACCGCTGAATCAGACAAAAACTTAATATGGATGTCCATAGCAGAATTATGTAAATTTCTATATAAAAGTCAACTTAAAGTTTGCCTTTTTTTTATTAGCTATCATATTTGTTAATATGACTATATTAGATGCATATCAAAATCTAAACGAATTCTTTAATGAGAACCAAGTCCTGAATCTGCGAAGAGACTTTAGAAAAGTTGTTTTGGTAACCGATAGAGAAAACGACGATAAGGCTTCGGTTCTTTGTGCTTTGGCAGAGATGGAAAAGTCTGGAATCGTAAAGTCAACCACAATTGAAAATGAAGTTTATTGGGTTTTATTTAAACCTCTTGAAGCCTTTTCTCAAGATGTGGAGGTTAATTATTTGCTTGCAGCAGGTATCGCAAGTGTAATAAATAAAGTCTGCGAAGCTCTTAAGAATGATTCTGATAAATGTGATCCAAAAAATATCACGGAAAAAGATCTGAAGAATCTGATATTTATTGCATCTAAGGTCTCAGAGGAGAATCTTAAGAATTAGTTTGACTTTAAAGGAAAACGGTCAATCGTTCTTTGAATAGTTGCGCGGGAGGTAGCTTGAGCAAAACCATGCTCACTTAAAGATAGCATCTTTATTTAAACTCGTAAGAGACAACAAGCCCGTAAAAAGACTACAGTGGTTGAGAGAAATCTCAGCGTTTGTTCGGGAGAAGCGGCGTCCTAAAAAGGCCACTGTATAAAACTGCTAGAAACTTATTCCTCTCAAATGGAAAAGGCGATGGCTGTGTCAAAAAATAAGTCACCCGCAAAACAACTATAGAAATAGCAAATCTCAGTTACTAGCTAAACGGACTATCTAAAGCCGGAGATGCGATGACTGATGTAGGTGAGATTTGGTTAAATAAACTGAAATATAAAAGTTTCAGTTGACCTGCTATTTCTTTAGCCAACTCAATGGAAAATTCAAAGGCGATGGCTGTTTCCGAAACACAAAGGAAACACCATGGAAAAAGTAAAAATTCAACACTCGGAGCTTGACCTTATATCAAAGGTTAAACTGGACAACTGCAACGATAGTTTCGGTGAGCTTTCTAAGCTCTACGACAACTTTTATTACTCCATCGCCCAAAAATATTCTTCGACCTTAGTAAAGGCTGGGATGAACAAGGACGATATCAAATATGAGAAAGACTTCATTCTTTATAAAGCAGTTAAGTCTTTCGATGCGAAGCAGAAAACGAAGTTTTCAACTTGGTTCTGTAACTGCGTTAAATATCATTTCTTGAACTATATTAACTCCAACAAGAAGTACATGCTTGCTGAAGAAAACAAAATAGACTTCTTTAATAACAAGGATATTTTAGTTTCTGTAGATAAGAATAATGATACTTACTCTTACCTGTTATCTCTACTCTCTTCTTTTAAGGACGAAAGAATCAGGCAGGTTTATGAATTGAGATATTTTTCAGGAGGAGAGAAGCTTGCCACTTGGAATTCTATAGCCAAAAAGCTTGGAGTTAGCACTCAGACAGCTATAAACTTGCACGAAAAGACAAGATCTTTTTTAAAAAATAAAGTCCAGAGCAAAAATTCTTGTGATTTTGTTTGACAAATTTGTTTTTACGACCATACTCAGTGGGTAATGAACGATAATAAAAACGAAAATAACTGGACTCGCCGAGAAGTCGGTGCCTTGTGGACTAAACTCAGCAAGGATAAGAGTCAGAAGTACATGACTGGACATATCCAAACCTCGTTGGAAGGAAAGATCGACATCGTGATTTTCTCCAATAAGGAAAAGAAGACAGATAAGGCTCCTGATTTTAGGATCTATTTGTCTGAAAAGAAAAATGATTCTGTCGCCTCAAGCGCGAATGTGAAGAGTGGGGCTTCGCAGAGCCGACCAAAGCCTCAAGAAGAGTCTTTGGAAGATGAGGGTGTTCTCTAAAAAGAACTAAAAAAGATAGAAAATCCTTTTCACCTACCTATAACAATAGGTAGGTTTTTTTATGAATTTTTCTGTTCAGCTTCCTCTCAATAATCTTAGCTTTGGGCAAGTTAGTTACAATTTGCTATATGAATTTTTTAAGATGGGCCTAGAGCCTTGCTTATTTAAAGCTTCTGATCATCAAATAGACTATTCTGCTTATGATTTTGAACCAGAGTTTATTAGCTGGATTAATAATATTCACAACAAGTCTTTTACTAATCATAATAGAAGCATTCCTATTATTAGACTTTGGCATATAAATGACTCTTGGAGAACTTATTCTGATAAGCAAGTCTTGTTAACTTTCCATGAAACAGATGAGCTAACTGAAGCTGAAGTAAATATAGCAAAGCACAGCAAACTTTGTGTAAGCTCTAAATTTTCTAAAGAAGTTTTTAAGAAGCACGGACTAGACGCTGAAGTTGTTAAGCTTGGATTTGACTCAAAGCATTTTAAAAAGTTAGATAAGGTTTATTTTGATGACGATAGAATTACATTTAATCTTTGTGGAAAGTTTGAGAAAAGAAAGCACCACGCTAAAATAGTAAAAACGTGGATTAAGAAGTTCGGAAGAAATAAAAAGTATTCTCTTCAGTGCGCTCTGCACAATATGTTTTATCAAGATCCTAACGAGCTTAAGCTTATTTACAGCGATCTCCTTGATAATAGACAAGTATTTAATGTTTCGTTTTTGAATTTTATGCCAAAGAATTCTGTATATAATGACTACTTGAATTCTGGAGATATTATTATTGGAATGTCTGGAGGAGAGGGATGGGGCTTGCCAGAGTTCCAATCAGTAGCAATAGGAAAGCATGCTGTTATTTTAAATGCTACCTCTTATAAGGAGTGGGCCAATTCTGAAAATTCTATTCTTGTTAATCCTAATAATAAAACTGAAGTTTATGATGGCAAATTCTTTTCTAAAGGAGCGCCATTCAACCAAGGATCAATTTTTGATTTTAGCGAAGACGAATTTATCCACGGGTGCGAGCAAGCAATATCTAGGGTAGAAAAAGACAGAACAAATCACGAAGGGCTAAAGCTTCAAGATGAGTTTAAATATTCAGACCTAGCAAAACAATTACTATCAATGATTTAATATGCCAATTTATCTTTTTAAAAATCCCAATAGTGGTAAAATTGTTTCTGTGTTTCAACTCATGAATGATGAGCATACTTATTCAGAAGGGAATATTAAGTATGAAAGAGTATTTACTGTACCTAACGCAGCAATAGATTCTCAAATAGACCCTAATTCTTCCCAGCAGTTCGTTGAGAAGACTGGAAAAATGAAAGGCACACTTGGAGAAATTTGGGACTACTCTAAGGAAATGAGCGAAAAGAGATCCAAGGCCACGGGAACAGATCCAATTCGAGACAAGACCGAGGCGGCATACTCTAAGAAAAGAAGAGGCATGAAGTACAAGGAAAAGATAAGTGTTTCTGAAATGCCAAAGATTCAATTTGACTAACTCCAAAAAGCTGGATTATTGTGTAACTCATCTTACCTTTATGACTAAAACTCTCTCTAAGGACTTCGTAAATAAATATAAAAACAAACAACCAAACTGGGGCTTCAATGGCTTAGGATATATCGTATACAAGAGAACATACGCTCGTCTTAAGGAAGATGGAAATACCGAAGAGTGGTTCGAAACGGTAGAGCGTTGCGTAAATGGCGCTCAGAAAATTGGAGCCGGTTATACAGAAGAGGAAGCCGAAAGAATTTATGATTATGTTTTTAATCTTAAATGCAACTTTGCTGGCAGAATGCTTTGGCAGCTTGGCACTTCTACAGTAGACCGCTTCGGAGCAAATTCTCTTCTCAATTGCTGGGCTGTTGCAATGAGAGAGCCTAATGCATTTTTGTTCTTGTTTGAGAACTTGATGCTTGGAGGAGGAGTTGGATACAGCATTCGTCGAGAAGACGTCCATGAGCTTCCAAAAATTAAGAAAGGTGTAACGATTATTCATGAAGGAGTTAAAGACGCTGACTACATTGTTCCTGATAAACGCGAAGGTTGGGTTAATCTACTTTCGAAGGTGTTGGACGCTTTTTACGTCACAGGTAAATCATTTTCGTATTCGACTATTCTCATCAGAGGATACGGTGAGCCAATCAAGGGCTTTGGCGGAAAAGCTTCTGGCCCACAAATCCTTATTGACGGAATCGATAAGATCACAAAACTCTTTCAGTCGAGAGAAGGTAAAAAACTTCGTTCAATTGACGTTCTTGATATCTGTAACATTATTGGTAGTGTTGTTGTTGCTGGCAACGTTAGAAGGTCTGCTGAGATAGCTCTTGGAGATCCTGACGATATCCTTTATCTCCGTGCTAAGAACTGGGGGACCGGGAATGTTCCCAACTGGAGAGCAATGAGCAATAACACTATCTATGCTGATAGTTATGATCATGTTCTTGAAGAGATCTGGAAGAATGGGTACGAAATAAATCCAGATAGCGGCTATGCCAACGGAGAGCCTTATGGCTTCTTCAACTTGCCATTGTCTCAAAAGTTTGGCCGCATTAAGGATGGCCCGATCTCAGACAACGCAATGTATCCAACAAGTGCTGATGATTGCGAAATGACAAACCCATGCGCCGAGATCAGCCTTTCAAATTACGAGTGCTGCAATCTGTGCGAACTTTATCTTAACAACATTGAAAGCAAAGAAGAGCTTATCGACTGCTCTCAATTGCTTTATAAGACTCAAAAGGCTATAGCCTCTCTTCCGTTCATCCATGAGCAAACTAATAAGATCGTCCACAAGAATATGCGTCTTGGCCTTGGTGTTACTGGCGTTTGTCAGTCTCTACATAAGCTTGCTTGGCTTGATGATTGTTATGTTGCTTTGCGCGCTTTTGATAGGTCTTGGAGCAAGCTTCGTGGATGGCCTGAAAGTATTAAGCTCACGACTATTAAGCCTTCTGGCACACTAAGCCTTCTTGGCGGCGCAACCCCCGGAGTTCACCCAGCGTTTAGCGAGTATTACATGCGCACAGTTCGCATGTCTAGTTCTGATGGTCTAGTTCAAATCTGCAAGGATATGGGCTACCACGTTGAGTTCCTTGTTAATTTTGATGGAACTGAAAACCGAGACACTGTAGTTGTTTATTTCCCATGCAAGACTCCTGAAGGATCTATTCTTGCTAAGGATATGGATGTATTGAAGCAGCTTGATATGGTTAAGAAGCTTCAAACTGACTGGTCTGATAATGCAGTTTCTGTTACTGCTTACTATAAGCCTGAAGAGCTTGATTCTTTAAAGACTTGGCTAAAGGACAACTATGAGCATAATGTTAAGAGCGTTAGCTTCTTGTTGTTTAAGAATCACGGCTTCAAGCAAGCTCCATATCAAGAGATCGACGAAGAGACCTATTCTAGCGCAATAGCTAAAGTTAAGAATCTCTCTGCAATGTCCATTAACAGTTCAGAAATGCTAGACATGGCGGAGTGCTCTACGGGGGCTTGCCCAATTCGCTAATCACATAAATATTTACAAAATTAGGGTCTAATTTTATGGAAATTTCCATAGTTAGGCCCTAATACATTTTAAACATATGAAATTTTACATCCGTGGCGGAATTGGTGATTTTTTGCAGTCTCTTTGGTTCGCTAGAAACTACTCTCATAAAGAGTATGTAGTTCACACTCACTTTAAAAAAGCCAAAGAGTTCTATGATCATTTTGGAATTAAGAATACCTTTTTCTATCCATTCGATGATTTGAAAAGCCACGATGCTCAAGTAGATAATATTGTTAAAGAGCAAGGCGAAAATTCGACCAAGAATATCCAAGAAACTCCAAGGGCTTTTTATTCTGGATTTGAATTTGGAGAAGAGGCAGATAAGGCTTCAGAAGCTTTAGTTAATTCATTTAAGGAAAAGAAGAATATAATTGGAATTCACCCATTCCGAAGCGGCTTTGCTCTTTCTGTTTACGCAAGCTTTGATCTTCCAGCCAGAATTATTCCGATCTCCATAACAAAAGAGATAATTAATAATGACAACAATTATCTAATTTTTGGCTCGAAAGAAGAGCTTGCCAATTACGGACTACAAGAGTCTGATAATGTAAAGTTTGTTTCTTTTGATAATATTCTCCACAGCTTGAATACAGTTAAGCATTGTAGCAAGTTGATTGGCGTAGATAGTTGCTTTAAGACAATGTCATCTATGCAAAAGATTTCTACCATTTGTTTGATTGGAGATTTCCCAGATCAGACAAGAGACGCTTTCTTTGTTGATCAATATGTTAACGATGGTTACATGAAGGTTATGAAGGTGAAGGATATTGTGGCTGAACACGATCAAGTCGTGTCTTTTATTAAAGAAAACTTAGCTTAATGAAAACATTCTACGCTCATATAGATCTTGGAGATCTTATCTATTCATTATATTTTGCCAAGAGACTTGGCGTAGAAAACTACTTAATAGATTCTAAAAGAGGCATTTGCAAATTTAATGAAGCTAGTAAAAACTTCATAACGCCCCTAATAAAAAATCAAAGCTATATAAAGTCTGTAGAAGATTTTAATTATCAGCCTTATGATTTTGATTACGGATCTCATCCAAAAAACTTAGAAGTAAAAATTGGTGACAATCTGACAGAGTACCACTCTTCAAAATTTGATATTGACTGGAAAACCGTGCAAGAGCCTTGGCTTCAAGCGAATCCTATTGATTTCGGAAAAAAGATCATCATAAATAGAACTCCTAGATATCAAAAAAATTATTACTTTTATCATGATTTTTTAAGACATGTTAACTTGAATGATTGTTTATTTGTTGGGCTTGAGGAAGAATGGAAAGAATTTTGTTATCTATTTAAGAAACCAATGGATTATTATAGCAGCACATCTTCCGCAGATCTTGCTTCTGTAATTAATGGGTGCGAAACTTTTCTTGGAAATCAATCTTTAGCTCTATCTATCGCCACGGGACTTGGTAAGCACTGCATTGTTGAAACTGGAGAATATTGTGCTAATTATATTTTTAATAGCAAGAGAATGATTTATTTTTAAATGAAAATTGCGATCCTGAACATCTACACAAAGAACATAAAAGAGCTTGCTGTAATTACAGTAGAGTACAACAAGAGAAAGTATTGTGAAAAGCATAACTATGATTTAATTGTTCAAACTGATAATTTTTCAATTCCACATCTTGGTTTTGAAAAGCTGGCAATGATCAAGCGCACACTTGAGACAGGAAAGTATGACTGGGTATACTGGTGCGGCTCGGACACAATGATAACAAACTACGATATCAAGATTGAAGATTTAATTGATAATAACTATTGCTTTATTCTTGCTTGTGATGTTTGGGATTGGAATGTTGATTCTATGCTTTTTAAGAACGATAAAAGAAGCATAGATTTCTTAGAAAAAATAATCTCTAAGCACGATCAATATGTTGACGAAAATGGAAATGCCAGAAGCAATAATATAAAGCTAAAAGATGGCTGCACTATAGCTTGGGGAGAGCAGGCTGCAATCATTGAAGAATGCAAAGGCAAATTCTTTAGTCCAGAAATCAAAGAAGAGTACAAAGACTTTGTCAAAGAAGTCCCTCAGAAAACTATGAACTCTTATCTTTACGACTTGTATCCAACTCCATTCCATGCTAAAAAAATGGACTATCAAGAAAGAAGAGGAGAGTGGTCTGATGGAGACTTTATAATGCACTGGCCCGGAACTAGAAATGAAATTCGCATTCGATTGGCTCTAAACTCAATTCAACTCGTCAAAGAATAACATGCAAGAAATTCTAAATCTAATCAAAGAATACGCAGACTCTAATCTTACTAAAAAGAAATGGGAGGCTGGAAAAGATTGGGTTCAATATGGTGGCCCATACTTTTCATCAGCAGAGTACACCGCAGCAGTTAAGTCTCTTCTTGGCGGCTGGATTGTAATGTCTGAAGATTCATTATCTTTTGAGAATGTGTTTCCAAAACATCTTGGCAAGGAATACGGCATTCTTACTAATAGCGGCAGTAGCTCTAATTTAATTATGATGTCAGCAATGACATCTAAGAGGCTCTATAATTTTCCTAAAGGCACAAAAGTCATTACTCCAATCGCAGGATTTCCTACTACAATTAATCCTATATTTCAGGTAGGCTTTGAACCTGTGTTCGTTGATATTGATTTGGACACTTTAAACTTGAATCTTGATCAAGTTGAAGAACAAGCAAAGAAAGGAGCCAAGATTATAACTTTCGCTCATGTGCTTGGCAATCCTCCAAATATGGATCGCTTGATGCAGATCATTAAGGACAACAATCTTGTTCTTTTGGAAGACTGCTGCGATGCTCTTGGTTGCACATATAAAGGACAAGTTCTTGGAAGCTTTGGAGAATTTGCTAGTTGCAGTTTCTATCCCGCTCATCACATGACAATGGGAGAGGGAGGATTTGTAGCTTGCAATACTAGACTTCAAGAAGTTGTAGCTAGAAGCTTCAGAGAGTGGGGTCGTGGATGTTATTGCGTAGGCAAGAAGGCTAATCTTCTCAAGAACGGAACCTGCAATAAGAGATTCCATAATTGGCTCCCATCTATACCAGATGAAATTTTTGATCATAAATATGTCTATGATGAAATTGGTTATAATTTAAAGCCAATAGAACTTCAGGCTTCTATCGGTCTTGAACAAATCAAAAAGCTTCCTGAGATCCATAACAGGAGAAAAGAAAACCATGCCTTGCTAACCAATGCATTTAAGAAGTATGAAGAATTTTTCCATATTCCAGTAGCTACCCCAAATTCTGATCCTAGCTGGTTCGCGTTTGCTGTTACGCTAAAAGACTCATCACCATTCAAGAGGAGACGAATCGTAGACTTCTTTGAAACCAACAAAGTTCAAACTAGACCATACTTTGCTGGCAACATAATGCTTCAGCCAGCTTACGAAGGTTATATTAGTCAAGAAGAGGTTATTAAGAACTATCCAGTAGCAAGAAAAGTAACCTCAGATACATTCTTCTTGGGGACAAGCCCAGTTATTTCGATTCAGCAAATCCAATACATTGAAGAAAAACTTGATTTATTTATTGGTAGTTTGTAATATATTTTATCATGTCTAAGGTAGTTTATATCACTGGATGCTTGGGCCTTATTGGCTCCTATCTCACTAGAGCTTGCTTAAAGCAAAATTATTATGTTATAGGAGTAGATAAAATTACCTACGCTGCAAGACCAGATCTTTTAAATGAATTTCTTGCATATGAGAAGTTTAAATTTGAAGAGCAAGATATTTGCGATATAAGCAGACTTGTAGATTGTGATTACTTTATTAACGTTGCAGCAGAAACTCATGTAGATAACTCTATTAGAAAGAGTGATGACTTTATTAAGTCTAATATTAATGGAGTTCATAATATTCTTGAACTTATTAAAGGATACAAGAAGGAAGGAATAATTACCCCTACTCTTTTGCACTTTAGCACCGATGAAGTTTACGGAGATATTTCTAATGGAGAGCATATTGAGACCGATCTATTAAAACCAAGCAATCCATACGCCGCAACCAAAGCCGCAGCAGATCAACTTATTTTAGCTTGGGCAAGAACTTATAAGATTCCATATGTAATAGTTAGACCAACTAATAATTATGGCATTGGCCAATATGTTGAGAAGCTAATTCCAAAAACTTGCAAATGCTTAACTCTTAATAGAAAGATTCCTCTTCATAATCAAGGAAGCCCATTCAGAAACTGGCTCCACGCAAAAGATACCGCAGAAGGAGTGCTGTCTATAATCAACAGTGGAGTAAAGAATGAAATATTTAATATTGCTGGAGGATTTGAGCAAAGTAATATCGTAACAGTCGAGAAGATTATAGCTGAATATTTTGGCAAACTTCCTTCTGATTATACCGATAAGTATCTTGATCTATCCGTCTCTAGAGAAGGGCAAGATGTAAGATATGCTCTAAATGATAATAAATTAAGATCTTTAGGGTGGAAACCAAAGTGCAAATTTGATGATGAGTTAAAAGACATAGTTAAATATTACAAAAATAATTTCGTGTGGTAAACTAGCTTTTTAACATTTACAATATTAAATTATGACAAAGATTAGAGTCTCTGATTATATTGCCAACTTTTTAGAAAGCAAAGGCATAAAATACGCATTTGAAGTTCCCGGTGGTGGAGCAATGTTTTTAAATGACTCTATTGCAAAAAGCAACATTAAACCTATTTTTTGCCATCACGAACAGGCTTGTGCTATGGCTGCCGTTGGTTATACAAAATTAACCAATGAAACATCTTTAGTAGTTTGTACCTCTGGGTGCGCTGGAACAAATGTTATTACAGGATTATTAGACGCATGGCAAGACAGCCATAAATTAATAGTAATATCCGGACAAGTAAATAAAAAAGATACAACTTATTTAAAAAATGTTCCACTAAGAAAACTAGGTATACAAGAAGTAAATATAGTAAAAATTATCAGCTCTATAACCAAGTATTCTACTATGGTTGAAGACGCTAATAATATTGCTTATGAGCTAGAAAAGGCATACCATATATGCACAACTGGCCGTCATGGACCCGTTTGGATAGACGTTCCACTAGATATCCAGTCCGCTTATATAAATTTAGAAGACCTAAATCATTTTAATATTCCAGAAGTTGTTGTTGGTAGCAAAGAATCTGAGGTATTTAAAAAATACTTGTCGGAATCAAAAAGACCTATAATAATTGCTGGCAATGGAATATATTTGTCCAACTCTAAAAACGAATTTAAAAATTTTATTGAACAATATCAAATTCCAGTAGCATGCACATTTTTAGGTATAGATATACTAGAAGAAGAGCATCCTCTTTATGTTGGCAGAATAGGGCTCAAAGGAACTAGAGCTGGTAATTTTGCCGTTGCTAATTCTGATTTAGTAATATCTATCGGAAGCTCTCTTAATATTCCTACTACTGGTTTTCAATATCATTTATTCGCTAGAGAAGCTAAGATAATAGCGATTGACATTGATACTAACGAGCACTCAAAAAACACTGTAAAAATAAATGAAATAATAAATGAAGATATTTCTAATTTTATATCTTCTAATATGCGTTTGGAATACAGATGCCCATCAACTTGGGTAGAAAAATGTCAACATTGGAAAAACAAATGGAATACATTCGATAGAAAAGATATAGATTTATTGAATATGTATTCTTTCTCTAAGAAGTTAGGAGAAATTACAAAAGAAAGCAAGTCAATTGTTGTCACGGATGCCGGATCTGCTAATTATGTGCTATGTCAAACTCTTATTAATAGCAGACTAATACTTCCTGCTGCTCAAGGAGAAATGGGGTTTATGATTCCAGCCTGCGTTGGAATTAGTCTTGGAGCAAAAAATGAAAATGTAATAGGCGTAACTGGAGAAGGATCTTTTCAATTTAATATCCAAGAGCTTCAAACTATAGTTCAAAACAAACTTCCTATAAAAATGTTTATTTTGAACAATGGCGGTTATTTGTGCATAAGAAACACTCAAATAAAATTCTTTAATAAAAATTTCTCTGGCGTAGACGCAAGCTCAGGGGTTTCTTTTCCAGATCCAGAAAAAATCGCATATGCATATGGAATACCTTTTAAGAGAATATCTAACATAGAAGAATTGCATCAAAATTTAAAATCAATAATAGAATATAATGGAGCATATTTGTGCGAAATAATGTGCCCATCTGATGAAGAAGTTTATCCTACATCAGCAACAATGAAAACAGAAGATGGAAAATTAGTATCTCAACCATTAGAAAACATGTCTCCATTCTTATCTAAAGAAGAGTTTGAGAAAGAAATGATAGTCAAAATTCACAAATAATATGAAAAATTTAATTGAAAATTTACAAAATTTATCTATCTCACGCAATGTCATTGGAATTAAACAGTCTTTTGAAGATGAAGGCGTTTCTACCGAAGATGTAATTCTAGCAAGAAGAATTACAGATAAGTGCGAGCTTCAAAGCTTTGTCAAAATAGGAGGGTGCGAAGCTAAGTCTGATTTAAATAAATGTATCAAGATCGGGATTGATAATATCATAGCTCCAATGGTAGAGTCTGAGTTTTCTTTATCTAAATTTATAAATATCACAAATGATCATTCCAGTTTAATAAATAGATTTATAGTGGTAGAAACTAAAACAGCATATCAAAATATAGATGAGCTTTTAAGTTTAGCGAAGAACAGTTTAAATGGAATAATTGTTGGCAGATCAGATTTTTCTAAATCTTATAACTTAAATAAATCTGAATGCGATAGCGATTTTATTTTTGAAAAAGTAAAAGATATTTTTACAAAATGCAAAAAAGAAAAACTCCAAACAACTTTGGGAGGAAACATTTCCGCAAAAAGCGTCAAGTTTATAAAAGAAATGTATTTTAATTCTTTACTTGACAAAATCGAAACCAGAAACATAGTAGTAAAGTTGAATCAATCTAACGTTTCTGACCTAGATAACACCATTCAAGAAATCCTTAAATTTGAAATTGAATGGACTCAATTCAAAAGAAACAAACTGTTTTCCTCCTTAGGGGAGCTAGATAGTAGAATCAAAATATTAAATAATCGATAAAATGAAAACACGATTCGAAACATTGCAAAGTATTGTTCATAAAGAACAGTGTTTTAAAATGATATGCGGAGCTGGAAATGAAGATAGAAATCATGTAAAAAAACTAGCTTTTGTTTACACTTTAGCTGGAACAAAAATTTTAGATGTATCAGCAAATGTTGAGGTTGTAAAGGCCGCAATGGAAGGCATTGATCTAGCTTATGATTACGCTCATAAATTAAATACTACAATAGAGCATAGACCATATATTATGGTAAGCGTCGGTATGCCAGGAGACCCTCATGTTAGAAAGTCATTTATAAATCAAGACAAATGTATTGCATGTACTTTATGCATTCCAATTTGCCCAACCGACGCTATCCCTAAAGACTTTACTAAGAATTTAGATTTTTTTAAGAAACTTAATGGATCGTTTGACGTAGAGGATCAGTCAAAAGAAATTGTAATAAAAGATCTATGTATTGGATGCGGTAAATGCAGCAGCATCTGTCCAAAATCTGATATCATATCATATAGACACAACGCAAGAGAAGTTAATGAATTACTGCCAAAATGCATGAATGCAGGAGCAGAACTATTCGAGCTTCATGCTGGCGTTGGTGAAGACGATATCACTCTCCAAGAGTGGAAGCTTATCAATGAAATAAATACAAACAATTATAATTCAATGTGTCTAGATAGATTAAATCTTGGCAATTTGCGACTAGAACATCGAATTCAAGAAGCTAAAAAGATTTCAGGAAATAGGCTAATGATTCAAGCTGACGGCTATCCAATGAGCGGTGGAGAAGACGATTATAATACAACCCTTCAAGCTGTCTCATGCGCCGATGTTGTAAATAAAAAATTCAACATGAGAATCGATAAAAAGCGAGGACTAGATAAATTAGGAAAGCCAAAGATATCATCTAAAAAAATCTATAAAGATATAAATGATAATGATAATATTCCTATTCTTATATCTGGAGGAACCAACTCATTCAGTAAAGAACTAGCTGAAAAAGCTGGAGTAAGAATAAATGGCGTGTCTATAGGAACATTTGCAAGAGACCTTATCGAAGAGTTTATTGTTTCTAATGATTTCTATAATAACGATGAGCTAATAAATTTAGCATATTTAAATGCTAAAGAACTAATCACCAAAAGCAACAAAGCATAAAACATGAAACAACTAACGATAGCTGTAGACTTTGACGGAACATTATGCGAATACGCATTTCCTAATATAGGAAATCAAACCGATCAGCAAAAGCAACTTTTAAATCTTTTGATCAGCCTGAAGCAAAAAGGTCACTATTTGATACTATGGACAAATCGAGGAGACAATGAAAAATTAAAATGCTTAAGCGAAGCAATTGAATGGTGCAAGCAACAAGGCTTAGAATTCGATCAAATTAATAAAAACAATCCAGAAAGAGAAGCTAAAAAGCTTTCTGGATATAGCCCTAAAATTTTAGCAGATTACTATATAGACGACAAAGCTCTTGAGTTCGGAAACGAAGCTGCAAGGTTTAGAAGCTTAAGTTTTCTATCTTCTCTATGAAAATTTTAATTACTGGGTCAAACGGTTATGTAGCGAAAGCGCTTATTGAGTCTTTAAGTAAAAAACATTCAATTACTTGTTTATCTAGGATGGAAGCAGATTTAACATCTCTAGAAGAGGTTAATTATTTTTTTAATAAACATTCAATTTTTGATGTTGTAATACATACCGCAATAACTGGAGGAAGAAGGACAAAGCCTGAAGATGGCGAAACTACAGATCAGAACATAAAGATGTATTATAATCTTTTAGAAAATAGAAATAGTTTTCGCAGATTTATTTCATTTGGATCTGGTGCAGAACTTCTAGCCTTAAACACGCCTTATGGTATAAGCAAAAGACTTATAGCAGACTCAATGAAGTATAAGGACAAATTTACTAACATTAGAATATTCGGTTGTTTTGATCATAATGAAGCAAACGATAGGTTTATAAAAGGAAATATAATCCGTTATATAAATAAAGAGCCCATTCAAATATACGAAAACAAACAGATGGACTTCTTCTTCATGGAAGATTTGATTTCTATTGTTGAATATTGCCTAGCTCAAGAAAATCCTCCTAAAGAAGTAAACTGCTCATACAAAGAAAAATACTCTCTTTATCAAATTGCTGAAATAATAAATTGCCTAGGAAACCATAATGTACCTATATCCTCAAACAATTCTTTTGGAAAAGATTACATTGGAGAATTTAATTTACCGATCTCATATCTTGGACTAGAGAAAGGTATCAGGTCGGTTTATAATAAACTATCTAACTCATGAATTCCGAAAGCAAGAAAAGATACGCCATACGAAGACATCTCTCTGGAGATGGTCTTGGGTCCAAAATGGGCAACTATGCGATTCTTTATGCTATTCATTTAGGAACAGGATTAATACCAGCTTATCTTAGCGACGAGTCTAATGATGCTTTTGATTTCTTTAATAAAGATAAAAACAATGTTTTAGATATCAAACAAGCTTTTCCAAATGTAAAAAAAGTATTTGAAAAAATAAATTTTTCAGAACACAAATGGGAACACGTTAATACTGGTGTAATGCCATTAGAAAATATTATATACAGCATAATAGTAAATAGAAAATTTGGGCAATTTCCAAATTTTAGTTTTGAATGGTTTCAAAGGTACGATCAATGGTATGCTTTCAGAAGAGAAGTCACAGAGCTGTTTACTTTTAATTCAGATTTAATAAATAAAGCAAAATCCAATCTCCCAAACATAAATAAAAAAATAGTGGGCGTTTCATTCAGAAACGAATATAAGAAATTTAATAGCACTGGAGGTCATAGTAAATTAGGAATTGATTATTATCGCAAAGCTTTTAGTTGCTTTCCTAAGGAAGATTATTGCTTTCTTATATTTGCAGATTTTTTTGAACAATGCCCAGAAGTTTTAGATCAATTATCTGGTGAGTACGATATAATGTATACAAAAGAAAACATGTCTAGCGCAGAAGGCATGGCTACCCTTTCTCTTTGTGATAGCATTATTAATTCTAATAGTTCTTTTAGTTTTTGGGCTTCGTTTTTAAATAAAAATATAAACAAAAAAATCATTGCCCCAAATTACTTTTTACATCCTAGCCACGCTGGAGCAGGTCTTTTAAACCACAGATGGTTTCCTAGTGAATGGACTGGATTAAACGAAGTATAATTATGACATACGAAGCTTTCATGTTCTTCCAAGAGAACGACCTTCTTGAGGTAAAATTAAATCAACACTGGAATTTCATAGATAAATTTATTATCGTCGAAGCTGGAGAAACTCACACTGGTATAAAAAAGGATCTTATATTTGATCACGAAAGATTCAAAAAATACTCAGATAAAATCATATACAGATCATTCAATTCATTTGCAGAACTATATGATATTTATCCCAATATAGTCTCTGGACATATATACAAAACGGTTAAAGCTCAGCCACATCTTGCCTTAAATGACTGGATGAGAGACGCTATTCAAGCCGAATATCTAACAGTTGTATTATTAGAGCAGCAACCAAAAGATTCAGACATTATTCTTTTCTCCTGTCTGGACGAAATATTAAATGAAGAAGCCTTTTCAGAGGCTCATAAAATTTTTTCAGAAAGTAAAACTTACAATCTTTATTCTCATCTTCAACGTAAATATATTACAACCTCTTGCGATTTTGCTCCCACTTTTGGATTTGATGTAGACATGTACGCTTATAAGCTGAATCTATATAGCAAAAAAAGTGCTATTGGATGCATGACTTTATTTTCTAATTTAAACAAAATTAAACACACAGAACTTAGATATTATGCTTTAAGTACTCACGATCCGATTAAAAATGCTGGATGGCACTTTACATTCTTAGATGACACAAGAGGAGAAAAAGCCCTGAAAAAATACAAAAGCTGGGCTCACTCAAGAGATAGCGGTCATAATGTTTCTTATTTTGATATTGAAACTCCATTAGAAGCCGAAAAAAGAGTCATTTCCGAATACAATACTCAGGTAGTAGAAATATCTTCAAAGACTCACCCCAAATGGCTCATTGACAACATCTCTAAATATTCTAGTTACATTTATTCTGCTTGATTATAATTAGTATGAAAAAGATTCTGATAACTGGTATTCTCGGGCAAGATGGCGCTAACATGGCGGAATACTTACTTAAGAATACTGACTGCCTAATCTATGGCATGATGCGTAGAAGCTCGAATCCAAATTTTATTAATTGTCAGTCATTCTGCTCAAATGAAAGGTTTAAGCTTGTATATGGAGATCTTTCCGATAGCGTATCTATTGATTCTTTGGTAAAAGAAATTCAACCAGATTATTTTATTAATTTTGGAGCGCAAAGCTTTGTTGGATGCAGTTGGGAAATGCCGTTGCAGACGCTAGACGTTAATGCAAACGGAGTTCTTAGATGCTTAGAGGCCATCAGAAAACTAAAGCCTGCTTGCAGATTCTATTCCGCTGGCTCAAGCGAAGAATTCGGAGACGTTGAATATTTCCCTCAGGATATTAAGCATCCAATAAGACCAAGAAGCCCATATGGCGCATCAAAAGCTTCAGCTAGGCACATTGTTAAAGTTTATAGAGAGTCTTATAATCTATATGCTGTTCACGGTATTTTATTTAACCATGAAGGCACGAAAAGAGGAGAAGAATTTGTAACTCGTAAAATTACCAAAGGAGTAGCTCGAATTAAGAAAGCTATAGACAGCAATCAAGTATTTACCCCAATTGAATTAGGTAATCTAGACTCTAAAAGAGACTGGTCAGATTCAGAAGACTTTGTTGATGGGGTATGGAAAATGCTAAATCAAGAAAAGCCCAAGGACTATGTTCTTTCTAGCGATGAGACCCATTCGATCAGGGAGTTCGTAGAGAAGGCATTTAAATTTGCTGGAATAAATGGAGCTTGGCATGGGCAAGGACTAACCGAAGAGTACAGCGTTACAACCGAGTACGCTTTAAAAAATGAGCCTATCTCATCTATCTTAGTTAAAATAAATCCTAAATTTTACAGACCAGCAGAGGTTGATCTTCTCTTGGGCAATTCTGAGCCAGCTAGGGAAGAACTCAAGTGGGCTCCAAAAACTTCATTTAATGCCCTTGTCAAAAAAATGGTTGAAAATGACATTCGCCTCTTGACTGGGGCGTGAAGGCGTCCATATTGGACCGTGCCTCCGGGTCCAAAAAAACCTAGAAAATTAAGCAACCACCAGTTGCTAGTTATGGCTTTTTTAAATGAGCCAAATAAATGTAACTGGCCCAACGAGATGCGGGTTGCTGGCAAACTAATCAAGCAGTACGGGTTTGATTTTTTAATTAATCTAAAGGGAAGAACTAAGCTTATTTCTCTAACTTGGTTTCTTGGGGAGAATGGCAAAAAGTTTCTTAACGATATCAAAAAATACCAGTCTCTTTCTTTTGAAAAAGAAAAGATTGAACTAGAAGATAAGCCAGTAGCTCCTCCTACAGAAGTAACCAAAAAACCAAAGTCAGTAAAAGAGTTTTTAAATTTATTCAATAAATAATATGGCAAGACCAAAGAAAGAAATAATCGAAAGTGAAGAGCCCCAATCAAACGACAAGCTTAGGGTTCTAGATAGCATCTTAAAGACTAATAAAGACCACCATTATGCTTACGATAATAATATTGATTATGTTGTAAGTAGTGGCAGCCTAACTCTTGATATTGAGATGGGCGGAGGTATTCATCCCGGCATCGTTCGCTCCTCTGGAATTACCGAGGGCGGAAAGACAAGCAATGCCTTGTCATTTGCTCGCAACTTCCAAACTCTGCATCCTGAAAAGGGCTGCATTATTTACATCAAGTCAGAAGGCCGTCTTAGCGAGAATATGGTTTCCCGTTCTGGCGTAAACACTGATCCTAGCAAGTGGCGCGTAATTCCTACAAATGATTACGAATTTGTGACAGACACCATGCGAGAGCTTATCAAGAACAATGATGATGGAAATATTTATTTCTTCATAATTGACAGTTTGGATGCGTTGGTTCCAAGAAACGACTTGGCAAAATCAGCAACTGAGGCCAATAAGACCGCTGGAGCAGCATTGCTTACGGCTGATCTTCTTCGCAAGATGGCAGCGGCATTCTCTTCCAGAGGTCATATTTGCTTTCTTATCTCTCAGGTAAGGTCTTCCATCAAGATCAATCCTTATGAAAAGGGCGATCCCAAGGTTACCAATGCAAGCGGCGGAAACGCTGCTTTGCACTATTCAGATTGGATCTTAGAATTCCAACAACGCTGGAATAAAGATTTTATTTACGCTAATGCCAAAGGCGAGGGCAATCCTGTAGGCCATTGGTGTAAGATTGTCTTCAAGAAAACTCCTAACGAAAAATCCGGCAGAGAAGTACGCTATCCAATTAAATATGGCAGAACCAATGGTTCAAGCGTTTGGATTGAGTATGAGATTGTTGACCAGCTTCTAGCTTGGGAGTTCGCTCACGCTAAGGGCGCTTGGATCACCATCACTGACGAGCTAATCAAGGAACTGGCTGACAATAATCTTGAGCTTCCAAAGCAGCATCAGGGAGAAGCTAATCTAAAGAACTTCTTGGAAGAGCATCCCGATATTACTAAGTATCTATTTAATAAGTTTATTAGCGTCCTCAAGAAATGAAACTCTTTAATATATATGGTAAAATTGTAAATAAGAATGTCTCTGAATATCTTATTGATTGGGATGCCAGTTCTCGTTCTAAAATACAATTTAAAACCAAGCAATTCCTTAAGAATTACTGGAAGAACCATATAGTCTACGAAGAATTTCCCGTCTTTGGATCCCTGTTAAAAGTTGACATTATCAACGCAACGCGCAAGATTGCTGTGGAAGTTCATGGTCCGCAGCACTCTTCTTACAACAAATTCTTTCATGGCGAATCTAGATTGAATTATCTTAAATCAATCAAAAGAGATGTCGCAAAAGAAAATTGGCTTACCTTGAACAAATTTGTCCTGATTGAAATATATCATGACGAAGTAGACTCCCTGAACGCAAGCTTCTTTAAAGAAAAACATAATATCATTCTCTGATGTCGATCTACTCCTTACAGCTAGAAAAATATCTCCTATCTGCCCTAATTAAGCATCAAGATGCTTTTGCAGATATAGAGAGCTTTATTACCGAAAACGATTTCGTCAATGATGTCCATTATACCATCTTTTGTGTATATAAGGACACATATAACAAGGGCGAGACTATTGATAAAGTTCTAATAGCCCAGAAAGCAAAAAATCTCGGCATCACATTTAAAGATCAATCTGTTGATGTATTTAATTATGTTAATAGTATTTGTCTTATTCCTACGACTAAGGGCGGGCTAATTGATGCTGCTAAAGAGCTTCTTAAATTTAGAGTAAGGAGAGAGCTAGAAGAGACTGGCGAGGAGATTAAGAAGTTCGCACATTCTTGTGCCGAAAAAGAGCTTGAGGAGATTATTACTGAAAGCGATCAGATCTACAATAAAAATATATCCCCATATACTCATAACAGTAATAAGCCTGAAGATATTACTGCTAATACAATTGAGATTATTGAGGAGCGCGGTAATAATCCAATCAAAGAAACTGGCCTTGAAACTCCATATCCAAACTTCAACAGGTTATATGGTGGCGTAAGACCCGGAAATCTATACGCTTGGGTTAGCCGACCAAAGCATGGTAAATCTACAATCTTGAATGATCTGGCTATCAAGACTACAACTATTAATCCTGGTTGTAAAGCTCTTGTTCTTGATACCGAAATGTCTACTCAAGATATGAAGTTTCGAGTTGCTTCTTCTATAACTCAAATTCCCGTTTGGTATCTAGAAACTGGCAACTGGAAAAAAAGCCCAAATTTATACAAACTTTTCCAAGAAAAGAAAAGTGAAATCTTAAAGATCCAAAACCAAGTAGATCATGTTCAGGTTTCTGGAAAGCCAATCCACGAAGTAATATCTATTATTAAGAGATGGTATTTTGCAAAGGTGGGCCGTGGCAACCCATGTGTTGTTATTTATGACTACATCAAGCTCACTGGAGAGTCTGATAAGAATAAGCAAGAGTATCAGTTGATTGGAGATAAGGTAAACTCTTTGAAAGAGCTATGCTCAGAACTTAATATTCCAATTCTAACAGCTTGCCAATTAAACCGCAGCGCAGAGAACGGAGTTGACGATAGTAGCGCTATTTCTCAATCTGACCGCTTGCAATGGTTCGCTTCATTTGTAGGCATCTTTCGCAGAAAGACTGTAGAGGAGATTGCTGACGATGGAGAAGAGTTTGGTTCCCATAAACTTATTCCTCTTGCGACAAGATTCCAAGGCAAAGATTCCGCTGGTCATCACGATCTAGTTAGAATCAAAGAAGGCAAGAAAATAAAATATGCCCCAAATTATGTAAGCTTTAATATTCTGAACTTCAATGTAGAAGAGAAGGGAACTCTAGAAGATATTATTTCTGCTAGAGCTTTGCGACCTGAGTTGGATGATTCTGGAGATGGCGAAATTCTATGAACGACTGCGAATCTGTTAGGAGGATTCTTCAAGACATTGGGTATGTATTAACGGATAATGGTAGAGAGTTTAGAGCTAAACCTCTTTATCGAGATTCCGATAACGATAGCGTACTCAGAATATGGAAGAATTCTGGGCAATGGGTAGACTTTAAAGAAAATAAGAGCGGCTCTTTGGAAGAGCTTATTCGACTCACTTTAAAGTTAAAATCCATAGAAGAAGCCAAACAATGGATAGGCGCTAAAGGCATTTCGGTAAGCAATGAGGAAATTGAAAAGCCTAGAGCAATCACAAAGCAGATCCAATATTTTGAAAAGTCTCTGCTGCTTAAGCTTACAAAAAATGACGACTACTGGAACAATAGAGGAATCTCGTCTTCCACATTAGCTCCATTTAATGGCGGAGTCGCTACCACTGGCAAGATGTATAATAGATACACATTTCCAGTTTTTGATAACAAAGACAATATCATAGGCTTTTCGGGAAGAGATGTCGCTCCACTTTCTCTAGAGGGCCGCCCAAAATGGAAACATATTGGAGACAAGAAAGAGTGGGTTTATCCATTAAAAGTTAATCTCGAAGATATCAAAAAATGCAAAAAGATAATTCTTCTAGAAAGTATTGGAGACATGCTTGCCCTTAGAGAGAATGGCATTAATAACTCTATAGTTACATTTGGGCTTAATGTATCAGCAAAAATTATCTATAGCTTGATAGCCCTAAATCCAGACAAAATAGTTATTGCTTTCAACAATGACTCTGGCAATAATGGAGCAGGAAATGAAGCTGCTATATCTGCAAAGAATAAGCTTCTTAATTATTTTGATCGCAGTCAGATTTCCATTAATCTTCCTGTAGGAGCAAAAGATTTTGGAGATTTAAATTTGTCTGATAAGAATAAAATACAAGAGTGGTATAAAACAACATGAGCACGACCAAAGAAAAAGTAAAGCTTAGCGCAAGCAAAATTAAGACTATCGAAAGCTGTAGCTGGCTATACTACTCCAAATATATTCTTAAGTATCCTGATATTTCTAATTCTGGAGCTTCAAGAGGAACTATCTGTCACTTAATTTTTGAGCTTCTTCTCACAGATAGACACAAGAAGTATTTTGAAGACTTATGTTCTGGAAAAGCTGGAGTAATAAAAAATCCAGCAATCCATAGACTCATCCTAAAGAATGCCAAAAAATTAAAAGTAGATGATGAAGAAAATCTAGATCTAATCTACAACATGATTCAGACCGGCTTGCAAAGTGATTTCTTTTGTCAAGGAGCACTTTTAGTTGAAGCTGAATCTGAGTTTAAACTAGAGGAAGAGAATTATATCATTAATGGCTTTATTGACAAGCTCGCCAAGTTTGGAGATGACAATTATAAAATTTACGACTATAAGTCTAGTAAAGGAAAATTCTCTAAGGAAGAGATAGATTTTAATCTTCAGAACTTGATGTATTCTTTGGCGATCTTCAAAACCAAAAAGCACATTCCTGACGTTTGCTTTATCTTTCTAAAGTTTAAGAAACAGCCTCTTCAAGAGGCCCCAAAACCCACAGAAGAGCAGCTTAATGGATTCAAAGAGTATCTGTCTTATGTGGCTGGATATATTTCTGAATTTGACGAGAAGAAATCCATTGAAAATCTAGCCGCTAGTTCTCCGAAAAAGAAATGGATGTGCGGAAGCGATGTTCAGGGTAAATGGATTTGCCCATCTAGACTTCCAGCCAGCTATTACATGGGCTACGATAAAAATGATAAATTTATCAAGTCTTCTTTAAATAGAGAGTCCTTATTCGAAGATAAAAACATAGCTCTAATAAATAAAGTAGATTATAAGGGCTGTCCATTCTGGCGTAAAGATGATCCAACTTTTTGATTGACTTCTCTTTCGGATGAAGCATGATAGCGTATGGAGTATTCAGCCATACCGCTTTTTAAATCTCATTATAGCCTTGGCAAGTCCATCTTGACGCTTGCTAAGGCTGGCTCAAGCGAGGCCGATGAGCCAAGCTCAATAATAGACATAGCAAAAAAGCTGAATCTAGAGAATCTACATCTAGTAGATGATTCCATCTCAGGATTTCTAGAAGCTTATAAGTCTTGTGAAGATGCCAAATTGAATTTAAGATTTGGCCTTCGTTTAACTGTCTGCGACGACATAGATAACAAGACAGCCGAATCAAGAGAAAAAGAACACAAGGTTATAATATACATCTTGAATACTGATGGCTATTATGATCTCATTAAGATTTCTACTCTTGCAAGCATTCAGGGCTTTTATTATTATCCAAGAATAGATTGCAAAAATTTAAAGAAGCTATGGAATGATAAAAATTTGCACCTTTGCGTTCCATTTTATGACTCTTATGTTTTTAAGAATAATTTAAGCTATAGTATATGTGTGCCTGATTTTAGCTTTTGCAATCCAACTTATTTCGTAGAAGATAATAATCTGCCCTTTGATGAAATTCTTAAATCGAAAGTCGAAGAAATCACCACAGATAAACAGCCAGCAGTCAAAACACAGTCTGTATATTATGAAAATAAAGAAGACTTCTTGGCTTACCTTACCTTCCGATGCATCTCGGAGAGAACGACGCTAAACAAACCTAACCTAGAACACTGCTCTTCAAACGAATTTTGCGCTGAGTCATTCAAGGAAAAATATGGAAAATGAACTACTAAGATTCGACAAGTCTAAAAAGCTTGTCTTTATCGATTGCGAGACGTTAAATCTCTGCCTTAACTTCTGCCAGAATCTTCCTTGGCAGATTGCAATGTTGAATACTGTCGGTGGTAAAAAAATTGATGAGCGAGATTTCTTGATTAAATGGGAAACTAATCTTAAGATATCAGAAGATGCCAGACGAATCACAAGATACCCTGAACAACTTATCCAAACAACTGGCAAGAAATTTGACGATATCTTTGATACTGTTAGGGATTGGCTTGACTCTGCTGACTACATTGTTGGTCACAATATTCTTGGCTTCGATCTCTACCTTATAAAAGAGATGTATTTGCTCAAAGGATTGCGAGCAAGTCATTTGGTTAATAAAATACTAGACACTAATTGCTTGGCTAAAGGAATCAAATATGGAATCCCCAAGATGCCAAAAGAGTCTTTAATTGAATACCAATATAAGCTTTTACATACCTATAAAAAAGGAATCAAAACTAATTTAACCGCGCTTGGCAAAGACTACAGCATTGATCATGATTACGACAATCTTCACAATGCTATCGTAGACTTAGAACTTAACCTTAAGGTTTGGAATAAAATTAAATTTCAAGTGGAAATATGAAAGACTTTAATTCTCTTTTCTCAAATATGAAGCTGCCATTGTATGGCGTAAGACTTCCTGAATTCAATATCGAGAGCCGCTTGAAGAAGCAGTATGGCCTTAAAGAGGACTCTTCTAACTATGATTTCTTGATGCAGGTGTGCAGAGCAAATTTCAAGAAGCTTAAAATTGCAAAAGAGGATTTCCCAAAATATTCAGAAAGAGTAAAATATGAACTTGAGACCATTAAAGAACTTGGATTTCTTGACTATATTCTTTTGGTTTGGACTGTTATTAACTACTGTAACGAAAATTCCATACCTGTCGGTCTTGGGCGCGGTTCTGCTGCTGGTAGTCTTATTCTTTATTTGTTGGGAGTTACTAAAGTAGACCCAATTAAGTACGAACTATTCTTCGAGCGCTTCATCTCCAAGATTCGAGCCAAGAAGCAAGTAGTTGACGGCATCACTTATCTTGATGGGTCTTTGATGTGCGACGTAGATATTGATATCTGCTACTACAATCGGCCAAAGGTTATTAAATTTTTGGAGCAGTTGTTCGCAGGAAGAACATCTAAGATTCTTACTTTGACAACTTTGAGCGGCAAATTGCTGATCAAAGAGTGCGGAAAGATCATTGATGAAAAGCCTGAAACAGAAATGAATGATGTTAGCTCTTTGATTCCAAAGACTTTCGGTCAGGTCATGGATCTTAAAGAGGCTTATGGTGAAGTTGAGCAGCTTAAGAATTGGTGTGACGAAAATCCAAGATCCTATAAAACTGCTCTAAAGCTCAGAAATCTAATCAAGAATAAGAGCGTTCATGCATCTGGAATGATGCTTTCATACTATCCAATAGAACAAAGCTGCCCCACTGAACTTACCACAGACAAAGAACAGGTGTCTAGTTATGACATGAACTGGGCTTCTATCTCTAATGTTAAGCTTGATCTACTCGGATTGCGCAGCGTGTCTATCGTTGATAGAGTTTGTAAGCTAGTTGGCATTAAAGTCGATGATCTTAATTTTAATGATCCATTCATTTATCAGCAACTTCAAGATCTGAGAACTCCTCATGGATGCTTCCAGATTGAAGCTGATACTAACTTCAAAGTTTGCAAAAAGGTAAAACCAAGAAACCTAGAGGAATTAAGTGGCGTTCTAGCTCTTGCTCGACCGGGAGCTTTGGAGTTCGTTGATCAATATGCTAATTTTACAACTAACAACCACTACGAAGGAATCCATGAGTTCTTTGACTCTGTGCTTAGCGGCAGTGGTGGCGTTGCATTGTATCAGGAGCAGTTGATGAAAATGTCCAACAAGATTGGCTTTACTCTTGATGAAGCAGAAGTGCTGCGCCGAATCGTTGGTAAAAAGAAAGTCGAAGAGGTTAAAAAGTGGCAAGAAAAGATTGCTGAAAAGATCAAAGAAAACAAATTAGCTCCAGAAATTGGAGACATTCTTTGGCGCATTCTTGAAAATTCAGCCAACTATTCATTCAACAAGTCTCACTCAATGAGCTATGCTGCTCTTGCGGCTTGTACTGTTTATCTTAAATTTAGACATCCTAAGGAGTTTTTCTTGGCTTTGCTTGAGATGACCAAGCACGAACCAGCGCCGCTAGAAGAAATCTCAAAGATCCAGAAAGAGCTTCGCCACTTTGGGATTACTTTGCTTGGTCCTCATATATTAAAATCAGATACAGATTTTTCTATTCAAGGAAATAACATTAGATTTGGATTGTCTTCTATTAAGGGCATCTCTGAAAAGACGATGGACAAATTGAAGAACTTTAAATCAGATCAATCTAATAAATTTGAAGTATTTCAAGCTGCTAAGGAAGTTGGTATTTCTATTGGTGTTTTGTCTGCTCTGATTCAGGCTGGAGCATTGGATGGCTTCTCTACCTCTAGAAGTCGAGTCGTTCTTGAGGCTCAGCTTTGGAACGTCTTAACAGACAAGGAAAAAGTATTGAGTATGGAGCATGGCCCAGATCAAGACTACGACTTGCTAAAGACTGTCAAGAAACTATCAGAAACAAAAAATGAAAACGGCAAGTTCCTTATTAAGGAAACTCGCCTAGAAACAATTAAAAAGAAATACGATCCATATCTAAAGATCTATCAGCAAAATAATAAATCAGAAAGCTTTGCCAACTGGTTCTATGAAAATAAATTACTTGGCTATAGTTATGATAAGTCTTTGAACGCCATCTTCTCCCAAAAGATGCCAAATCTAATATCTACTTCTAGAGCTATGGAATCTTCTGAAAACCAGATGGTTTACATAGTCGGCAAGGTAGAAGAAGCTTCTGAATGGACATCTAAAAACGAGAAAAAAACCAGAGTATTTAAGATGATCGTTTCTGACGAATTTGGATCTATTCCAGTTCTTACTTTCAACGATAAGATTGATTTTAATAAATCATCGAATAATGAAAAGCTTCCTGAAAAAGACGACATAGTTATCGTTAAAGGAGTTAAAAAGAAAGACTGCCTTTTTGGCGATACCATTGGAATTCAAACCTTAAAAATTTACACAAAACTGTCCGAATTAAAAGAAAAAAATCTTGACAATCAAGAGTAAAAAATCAATCATATAACGTATGCTTCAATTCTACAAACCAAATTCCAAGAACACCGGCTGTGGTTGCTCCTTTAAGTATTCTGCCAAGGACGACTGTATTTTCGTAAACATGATTAAGCAAGCTAGTTGGGACGAGCAGACAAAGCGAGGCTCGTTCGCTGGCAACGCTCAAAACCCAAAGGCTTCATGCTCTCTGAAGCTTAGCCTGACAGAGGCTGCTGATATCATCTCTGCTGTCCGCCGTAACGGAGACATTTCTGCGTTCCACGACTCCGCAAAGCAAGTTACCAGAATTAAGTTCTCTCCTTATGTTCGCCCAACTAAGGATGACCCAAGTAAGACCGCTCAAGTAGGTTATTCCTTCTCAGTGTCGAAGGAGAGCAAGGAGAACGCGCAAGACAAGACTTCTTTCTTGATTGGTTTTACTTTTGGCGAAGGAACTCGCCTTGAGTCTTTCCTATGCTTTGCTCTAGCGAAAAGTTTTGAAAAGGCTTCGCTTGAGCAAGATAATAGATCAGCCGCTACTCCTCAAGCAGCCCCTCCAAAGAAGGAGGAGGCTCCTAAGCAGGAGTCGTCGGATGAAGATCTATGGTGAGAAAAAAGAAATTAGTATTTCACAGCGATTTTGCCCTTTCTAAGACTGGCTTTGGTAGAAATACCAAGGCCATTCTTTCTTATTTATTTAATACTGGAAAGTACGAAATCGTCTCTATTGCTGGCGGAATATCAAAAGCTCACCCAGAGCTAGAGAGAACTCCTTGGAAAAGCGTAGGCGTAGTTCCTATGACTGGCCAAGAACAAATAGATTGCAATAGCTCGCCAGATAAAACTAGGCTTTATGCTTATGGAGCCTATGAAGTAGACTCTGTAATTAAACAAGAAAAACCCGATGTTTATATTACTGCTCAGGATTTTTGGGGAGTTGATTTCGCAATCTCTAAACCTTGGTTCAACGGTATAACTTCAGCTATTTGGACCACTCTTGATTCTTTGCCTTTGCTGCCATCAGCAGTTAAAGAAGCCCCTAATGTTAAAAACTATTGGGTCTGGTCAAATTTTGCTGAGAAAGAAATGCATAAGCTTGGGCATAGCCATGTAAAAACAGTTCATGGATGCATTGAGGTGGCAGATTTTAAACCTCTACCCCCAGAAGAAAAAGAATCTTTAAGAGAAAAGAATGGCATCTCTAAAGATGAATTTATTATTGGCTTTGTATTTAGAAATCAGCTAAGAAAGTCTGTTCCAAATTTACTTCAAGGCTTTAAGATTTTTAAAGATAGTAACCCAAAAATCAACGCCAAATTATTACTGCACACTAATTGGCAAGAGGGCTGGAATATTTTAAAGCTCTGCAAAGAAGCGGAAGTAGACAACTCAGATATTCTTACTACTTATGTTTGCAAGTCTTGCAGAGGATATGAAGTAAAAAATTTCTCAGGACCAGAAGTTAATTGCTCTTATTGCAAGACTAATAGTTCTTGCGTCACTACTGGAGTCTCTTATGGCGTAAACGAGAAACAACTAAATGAGATATATAATTGCATGGATGTGTATTGCCATCCATTCACAAGCGGAGGACAAGAGATTCCAATTCAAGAAGCCAAATTAGCTGGATTAATTACTCTTGTTACTAATTATAGTTGCGGCGCAGAGATGTGTTGCCCAGAAGCTCACTCGTATGCGCTAGACTGGAGCGAGTATAGAGAGTTTGGAACTGAGTTTATTAAAGCTTCAACAAGTCCTCAATCTATAGCTGAGAAACTGCAAATAGTTTATAGCATGCCTATTGATCAGAGGATTAAAAAAGGTAGACTAGCAAGAAAATGGGCTATAGATAATTTTTCCACAGAAAGCATTGGCGGCAAAATAGAGAAGTTTATCGACTCCGCTCCATTCGCTGAGCATAGAGACGAGCCGCCTCCAGCTCCTGCTGTAAATCCAGAAGCAGAGATTCCAGACATTAAAGATAGAGTTTTGTGGCTAAAAGCTCTTTATGATAAAATTCTAGGCAGAAAAACTAGTGAAGAGGACGAAGGTTTACTCCACTGGGTTAATAAGCTTGATGGTGGAATGTCTAGGCAAACGGTTGAGTCTTTCTTTAGGTCTACCGCAAAACAAGAACTGGCTAAATTTAAACCCACCACTTTTGAAGACATCTTTGGTGACTCTAAGAAAGGTGACAGAATACTAGTAGTAATTAACTCTGCAAAAGAAAATGTATTCCTAGCTACTAAAATCATAAGAGGAATCAAAAAGAAATATCCAGAAAAACTAGTCTTTATATTTACAAACAAAGACGCCTCTGAAATTTTTATGGGCAATAGCGATGTTTCAGATGTTCTAGTTCAAGGTAAAGAGTTTAGAAATCCTGAATTTTTAAAGGATAATTTCTATGAATGCTATTCTTTAGATGAGTTTTCTATCAATAATAATCATTCAGTTTTCCTCAAATGAATTTATTAAAATCTTTCTCGGCTACAACTTGTATAACTCCTGAAAAAGGATATATTTATGACAGGTTTTTTCCTCTTCCATTCTCAGATTACATTGTTTTAAACACTCAGAATGAAGACCAAAACTCTAATTATGTTTTTTGGAATAGAACAATTCAGCTTATTACTCCATTCTTAGAAGAGAAAAATATTAAAATCATTCAATTCATAGAAGATAAGAAGTTCCAATTTGATCACATAGTAGTAGACAAAACTGTATCTATAAGCGAAAAAGCTTACCTATTAAAGCGAGCAAAATTCTTCTGCGGAAGTTCAAAGCTTTATTCTTTGATATGCTCAGAGTATGGAGTGGATCAGTGTTTCTTAAAGTATGATTATACTCTAGACAATTGTTTGGTATCTGAAGATCAGATTATTCATTCTAACAGCACCAGAAAGGGCTTCTCCAATCCAGTAGGTAATTTCATTAATAATATTAGGCCAGAAGAAGTTGCTTTATTTATATTGAAGAAAATTTTTCCATGCCTTGATTTTAAATTTGATAAGACTATTTGTATTGGCAAAATATTTGCCGTTCCTTCTATAGACCTTATTCCCGACTGCAACTTTAAAATACCTCAAACTCAAGTTAATAATGAAGTAATAATCAGAATGGACAAGTTCTTTTCTGAAGAGAATTTATATGCTCAGCTAATTAATACTCCATGTTCTATTGTTACTAATAGAACTATCAATAAAGACATCCTATCAGGAATGAAGAAAAGAATAAAAAAACTTTTTTTCAAAGTAGAAAAAGGCTCTGACTCTTCTTTTCTGGCGACCTTAGATAGTTTAAATATTAGCTACGATATCATGACAAATCTTGGCGCAGAAGATTTGAGCCAAGAAAAGATTAAATATCTTCATTATAAAAAAGTCAATAGACTGAACTTGTTGGACATTAGCTTTCTAGATGGACTAGATAAATCTAAAGTATACTATAAAACAAATAAAATCATAATTAAATCTGGCAAAACTTATGCAAGTAGGTGGCACCTAAAGCACGACATATCATCCAAAGATATAAGAAATACTGATTTCAAATTGCCAGACGAGTTAGACGACTCTTTCCGAGAAGAAGCTGATGGCTTTTATTTCTTGACTTCGGAAGAAATCTAAGCATAATTCAATGCATGAGTTCTACTCCTCCAAAATCATTTAAGAGAAATGAATTTGGTCTTCTTGAAGACCCTCCTGTTCCTTACGTTTTTAATGACGATGGAACTGTAAATTGGCGAAAGATGATTCGCCCTGAGTTCCTTGTGCCTAACAAGCAGAAGACTCAAGAGACTGATATTACTAAGTTGGAAGATAAGGATCTTCTAATTCTTCTTGGCGGCATTAAGGAGCTTGCTCAAATCCGAGGATTTACTTGCGTATCTTACGATGTTCCTGAGGCTGGTCCGCACTATGTAATTGCTTCTTGTTACATTAACTGGATTGGCAATTATGAGACTAATAACGAGCAGGTGTCTTTTCAAGCTCTAGCTGATGCATCTATTGAAAACACTCAAAGTTTCGCAAAGATGTTCCTAGCTGCCACCGCTGAGAACAGGTCTTTCGTTCGATGCGTTCGTAATTTCCTAAAAATCAACATTGTTGGTCAAGAGGAAATCGGATCTAAGGCGTTGCCAGAAGATCTTGGCGTTGAGAACCCGCTTTCTCCTACGGCAGTTCTATCTAACCTAATGAGAGAAAAGGGCATTTCTTTCGATGATGTAAAGCGCCGCCTTATTAAGGATAAGCTCGACAAGGCTGATGAAATGACATCTCTTGCTGAGATTCCAAAGCCCAAGATCTTTGAATTGATCGACAGGATCAAAAAGACTCCCGGTAAGTAATTACCACTTTCCTGCTGGACAGCTTTCAAAATCTAATTTTACTTTAATAGTAACAAAGCATCCACACAGTTCGCATCTGCCGCTTTGCTTGCAAAGCTTTGGGCATTTGTTGCAAATAGATAACCTCTTTTCCGCGCTATCCGGATTAGAGGTTATTTTTTCATTATTTATTATTGCTGAAGCGGCTTTCTTTGATGAAGAGACAAGGCTATTTTTAATTTTTAAACCTTCCTTCATTAAACTGGAAAACGAAAGATCGTTTTGACTCATATCTTAATTGTACTAGGATAGAAGTTAGAATATCTAAAATCTAATGTAGTGCTAGAAGAAGTTCCGCAAGTTTCAGAGCAAAAAACCTGATATGTATTTTTTATTCCATTTGGCAAAGCCAAAGCTGAAGCTGTTCCACTAGCAGACTCAGACAATCTTCCTCCTGTATAAAATCTAAAATTCCTTGTTTGAGTTGGCACATCTATTGGAACATTTGTATTTGCTGGTATGGCTCTTGGATAAGCGTCTCCGAAAACTCCATTGCAACTAATAAATCCCACCCCGCCCTCTTGATATGGCTCGTAAGAAGAGCAAGAGTAAGTCAATTTTGTTTCTATTGCTAAGAATTTTTTCTTTAGACTTCTAACAAAGGATGCTGGCAAAGCTTTTTCCATCCAAGGGTGTACAAAAGGATTGAATGACATAGAATCTGAATACTCTGTAGATCTAATATAAACTCCTTGCCCACCGGTTACTTTTTGAGGGATATCCTGATTCTTTAAGTCTACTCTATTTACTGATCTACCAGCTGATACTCCAATGATAGAATTAACTGGTAAATAATAGCTATATTTGCCAGGAGAAGAAACCTTATCTCCACCTGTGCTAAAATTAATAATCTTGTTTTTATCTGGCTCTTCATCTTTTAGGTAGTATTCATTAAATTGCCTTTCAAAATCAATCGCCCAAACCATTGGGAGAATGACTCTTGCTTCATTTAGATTATTTATTCCATCTACCAATCTGTTGAAAAAGCTATTGGCTCTTGGTAACATGTTCGGAAGAGTTCCGTAAGCTGGCGCTCCATCAGCCCTCGACTCAAGAGGCAGCAACGTTAACCAAGGAGGCGCAGCGGCAGTGTCATAGATTGAGATTGCAGCGCTCGCATCTGTATAAACGTCTAGATTGCTCAAAGAGAAGGTTTGACCGCTCTTGGTAGTAGATATGAAATTTTCATTTAATACCGTTGCGTCAGATCCCTCTATTATTGATGATGAGCTGTTTACCGAGCTAGGAACGCTAGAGTCTTCAATCTCTGGCGTGGCAGCGTCAGTATCTTCATTATATATAGAAACGTTTTCTAATGGATTGTTGTATTTATCTGCGTAGAGCTTAGAAATTTGATACCAAAATGGATCAAGTTTAAGCATTGATGTCTCATCTTCTGGATTTATATTAGTGTTTATATAAGTTGATGCTGATCCAGAGTTGGCGTTTGTTTGTTCGGCGGCATTTTGCTGAGCTATATTATTTCTTGATAAGTAATCTTGTAGCACTTTAGCTTCTTGATCGTCTAGCGCGGCATCATTAGATCCAACTTGATTTAATGGCTTGCCGCCGTATAGAGAAGCTTTTAGTTTGCTAAATGAGCTATTGATTGGTTTTAAAAACTCAGGAATATCGGTTCTTTTTGTTGATACAATCTTATATGAAGATTTTATAATTGGAGTTAGATCGCTAAATGTTTGAATCCTTTTATCTGATTCGGTTTTAAACATTGAGTACCCATAGCCAGGATCAATGATTTTAATTCCTGATATCTTTCCATATTCATTTAATACAACCTCTGCTTTTGCAGGCTTACCATTAGAATCTATATTAGGATCAGGAAGCTGAACCTTTGGAGCAATCAAAAACACTTCATCAGGCTTAACTGGCAAATCAATGTAAGTTATTGTGCCTTCTCTAATTGGATCTGTGTAGAAAGCTTTTGATTCAGAAGTTAATTTATATAATGTTTTAAGTGTTTGAGTTATTGTGGCTGAGCCTTGATTATCTATAGCCAAATAAGTCATTCCTTCTATTTTATCGAACTCTTTAAACCCCCTATCTGGCAATCTGATTCCTCTCAAAGCGTAATCATCTAAGTTAAAAGAAATTGTATTATCAGCCGCATTTCTTGATGTTGATCCTATAAACTCATCATAAACAAGATAATTCCAAGTAGGAGGCAGCAGCATCTTATCGAAAGAATATTCAACTGATCTATACGCAGTAGTGCAAGTTACATTGTGCTTTTCTATTTGTATTTTAAGATTTGCTGTTTTATTATCTAGGTTAGAGATTTTATCAAATAGATTTAAATAAGCTTGATTTACAGACGATCTCTTGAGCCTCAAAACAAATTTATCTTCATCTATATTATAGTTTTCATTGTTTCCAAGCTTTAATGATGTAGCACTTAGAATAGTTCTGTAAACTGACCCATCATAGTATTGTACCGATACTTGTAAATCTGTTGTTAAAACACTAGCAGTAGCATTAAAAAGACTATAGTTATAAAAATCTTCTACTATTTTCCAAAACAAGATAACATCAGTAGTTAGCCCGCTTTGGTCTTTAATTATATTAATGCATGGCAAGATTTCTGACACGCAAGCTGGATAAACGAATCCTTTATAGTTGTTAGATATAGAATTCTTTGGAGTTGCTTCGTACTGGAATCCAGTAAAATATTCTCCACCTACAAATAGATTTACAATGAACTCTTGATCGGATGTCTTACCTTTGAATTTATCAAAATCTGAAAACAAGTGAGCAAAAGAGTGCTCGATCTTCTCGGTTGTTGAGCCTCTAACTGCCGTTATATTTTCTGCTTGTTTGTAAGTTTCTGAAATTTTTGCTTTTATTTCGTATCTTAATGCTGCTGGCTGCTTTTGATTTATTGTTAGATCTGGAACTGTGCCGCTTGGGTTCGCTACTCCTTC